ATGCCGTGGGAGCCTTCCATCGAGATTGAGTGTCCCGCTCACGGGACGCACGTGTGTAGAGAATTGGCTGATGGGCTCCTCTACTGCCCCGGCATCCGCCACCATGCGTGGGTGCAGTGATGACCACCAAGAAGGACGGAGAGAGCCTCTACTGGGCAGTGGAGCACATGGCCGCCAAGATTCAGCAGAAGGTGGCCGAGAGCAATGCGAAGCGGGGTGGCAGGACGGTGCTCATCACTCGCCGCAAGTTGGCCGACGCCGAGATCGTCCTGCTCGAAGACGCAGGCGTAGAGGTAGTGGACGGCAACACGACCTAGCAGGATGGGTCGAGCATGACACAGGTGACGGATTCCGAATCCTGTGATACCCGATAGGGCTGACGCGGCGGGCGGCTTATTTAGGCACCCACGCTTCGCTCGCGTGCACGGAGGGAAGGCCATGGAGACATCGAAGGAGTGCCGTCTGTGCGGCAGACCGACCTCCGGAACATCGCCGCCCGCGTGTGATGGGTGCGGCGAACCGGACCGGACTGGAGGTGCACGTGCCGGAAGAACACGGAGGCGCCCCCAAGGACAGGCGGAGCCGTTGTCCTGTCTGGAAGGGGCTCGGTTCGGAGTCCGCATTGCGGCGCGGGAGTGCGTCGGATAGCACGCGGGTCGAAAGCCCGAGATCTCCGTTCGACTCGGAGACGCGCCATTATTCCGGCTTGCTCTGGGAGCGAGGCGGCCTTTGAAGCCGCCGAGGAGGGTCCGAATCCATCAGCCGGTGTAGGGTGGGGCGCTCCGGGGTCGTAGCCGGACGCTTAAACGAGTGGTGCGCGGCCTCACCAGCCGTGGAATCACCACCCACCCGGTAGCCACCGCGCTGGGCAGAGGGAGTGTCCGACTCAGCGGCCAAGGGCCCTCCGCCCGCAGGACGCCCAGTAAAGGCCCATGCCTGTGAGGTTCGAGGCGGTAGCGGATGCTGCCCTCTGCCTAGTTTCGGGAGGGGCGGGACTGAGAATCTTGCACGGACAGCGCAGAAACCGCTAAGATTCCACGTCGAGATGGCTAAGGAATCGGCGAAGGCCGCTAAGTTCGTACAGGAATACCTCGTGGACTTGAACGCCACTCAGGCGGCGATTCGGGCTGGGTATGCTCCCGTGGGCGCAGCCGTTACTGGGAGTAGGCTGCTCCGAAACCCTAAGATTCGCGCACAGTTGGATTCCGCCATTGCGGAGCGGTCGAAGCGCACCGAAATCACTGCGGACGCTGTGCTCCAAGAGTTGTGGCGGGTAGGCAAGAGCGACATCGCCAAGGCGTTCAGCGCTGACGGGAAGTTGCTCCCCGTGCATGAGATGCCGCCAGAGGCCCGTGCGGCCATCGCCGGAATCGACACCGAGGAGATGTTCGAGAAGGACGGAGATGAGCGCGTCCTTGCTGGCCTCAGTCGCAAGGTGCGTCACTGGGACAAGGTGAAGGCCTTGGAACTGGTGGGCAAGCACCTCGGCATGTTCCGGGAGAAAATCGAAGTGAGCGGCAAGGACGGCGATGCGCTTGTTGTGGAGGTTCGCACCTACAAGGACGGTGGAGCATGATCATCGTCGCGATCGTTCCGGCACCAAAGTGGTGGGGCAGGCCGCACGCGGTGATTCCTGACGGGTGGCCATGGGTGAATCCGCCATGGACCAACGCTGGATAATGAGGCGTGGCATTATGAGGGACTCAACGCCGACTGTCGATGGATGGCATTCGCATGAGAGTGGTACTCCCTAACCGCTTCGAGCCGCGCCCCTACCAGCGGGCGGCGATGCGGTACTTCGACAACGGGGGGAAGAGGGCGATCACCGTGTGGCACCGTCGCGCCGGCAAGGATCTCACGGCCATGCACCAAGCCTGCAAGGCGGCGCACCAGGAGAAGGGGCTCTATTGGCACATCTTCCCAACGGCGGAGATGGCGAGGAAGATGATCTGGACGGGCTTCACGAAGTCCGGGGACCGCATTATGGAGCAGGTATTCCCCAAGGCCATCCGCAAAAGCCCTCGCGAGTGGGCGCCTCAAGGCGAGATGGTTGTGGAGCTCAAGTGCGGCTCCGTCTGGCGCATGATCGGCTCGGACAACGCGGACACAGTGGGAGCTGGGCCCAAGGGCGTGGTGTTCTCCGAATTTGCCCTAGCCAAGCCCACAGCATGGGATCTCATTCGCCCAATGCTGCGCGAGTCCGGGGGGTGGGCGTGGTTTATCACCACCCCGCGAGGCGCCAACCACGCGAAGACTCTCTACGAGCAGGCCACGCCCGAAAGCGGGTGGTATCGCGACACGCAGACGGTGGACACCACGGGCCTCAAGTACGCAAGCAACCGCAGGCCGGGCGTGGACATTGGCGCTGCCGAGATGATGGAGGAAGAGCGGCTCGAAGGCATGCCCGACGAACTCATCGCCCAGGAGTACCGGTGCGACTGGAATGCGGCCAACGTCGGCTCTTTCTACGGCACCCTCCTTGTGGGGCTGGCTTCACGCGGTAGCGTGGGACTCGCGTTCGACTCCTTGCCCGACGGCATAAACACCGCGTGGGACCTGGGCCGGGCGGACGACACGGCAATCTGGTGGTGGAGGCGCGACGGCTCCGGCAGGCGACAGGTGCTTGACCACTATGCCTCCCATGGGCACGACTTGGAGCACTACTTCTCCGTCGTTGAGCAGCGCGCGAAAGAACACGGGTGGCAGTACGCCAAGCACTGGCTTCCTCATGATGCCCGAGCCAAGACCCTGGCCACACGCCGCAGCGTAATGGAGCAGTGCCTTGAGCGCTGGGGCCCGTCACGGGTGGCATTAGTTCCCGAGCTCTCCTTCCTTGATGGCATTCAGGCCACGCGACGCCTGCTACAGGCAGACATCCAGATCCACCCCCGGTGTTCGAAGGTCGCCACGCCCCGGGACTGTGACGGGGTCGAGGCCCTGCGCTCCTATCATCGCGAATGGGACGCCGAGCGGAAGTGCTTCCGGGAGACGGCGGTGCATGACTGGAGCAGTCACACGGCGGATGCCTTCCGGTACCTTGCCGTGGTAGATGACATGATTGAGGCGTCCATTCCGAAGCCCCCACCCAGAGAGGTAGACACGCGCATGCCCACCTTTGACGAAGCCTACGGAGCGCTGCGATGAAGATGCGACGATGCATCAACTGCGGACGACGTCGCCCGATGAAGCGACTCACCGAGATGCTCGACGGCGGTATCTGGCGGTGCACTATATGGACTGGCAGGTGCGTTGAACTGCGCGTGCCGGTTCCCAGCCGCATGAGCATCGCCCGACATCCAAGGAAGTGGATGACCCACGCACTCCTCTTCAAGATGAACAGCATGGCGCAGGCGTTCGCTCGGGCAACGGAGATCTACACGTGACCGAAGGCACTGGCGAAGAGAAGGACTACGACCCCAACGCCCCGGCCGGGCTCTACAAGCGCTGGAAGGTGGAGATGGATGCGAGCGCCGAGGCGCGCAAGGTGTTCCTCGAGGAGGGGCGGGACGCCATCGCCCGCTTCAAGGACAGGCGCAAGCATAAGGTTGACGCTGGCGGGCAGAAGACGGAGCGCCGGTGGAACCTATTCTACTCCAACGTCGCCACTCAGCGCGCCATGCTCTACGGGCGCATTCCCGAGGTGACGGTTTCGAGGGAGTACGCGGACGCCAACGACGATGTGGCCCGCGTCGCCGCACTCATGCTGGAGCGCATGCTCAACGCCAACCTTGACGCTGGCGACCCGTTCACCTCGGCCCTCGGCCACTCACTGGACGATCGCCTCAAGCCCGGCCTTGGCGTCTGCCGTGTGCGGCACGAGGTGGAGAAGCAAGAGGAGGCGGCAGAGGAGCCAGAGGGTAGCGAGGCCCACGAGTTGGATGAGACACTGGGCGCGGACATGGGGGCGACAAGAGCCAATGCAAATACTGTCGCTACTGCCGACGGTATTCAGGCCCCACCCTACGAGTGCGCCGAGGTTGAGTGGGTGGCGTGGGATCGCTTCGCTTGGAGCGCCGGTGCTGGCGTGTGGCATGAAGTCCAGTGGGTAGGCTTCAAGCACCTTGTGTCCCGTGGGCAACTCCGAGAGCACTTCCCCGAGGACGCGGACAAGATTCCACTCGCTGCGCGCAAGGCCAAGGACAAATCCGACGGGAACAGGAAAGAGCAGGCAGACTCCCCATGGGACAGGGCCGAGGTGTGGGAGATTTGGGACAAGGGCACCTCCCGCGTCTATTGGTGGGTGGATGGCTACGAGAAGATTCTCAAGGCCGAAGATGACCCGCTCGAATTGGACGGCTTCTTTCCCTGTCCCGAACCCATGGCGGCCAACACCTGCACAGACGAGTACATGCCGGTGTGCGACTGGCGCCTCGCCAAAGACCTGTATGAGCAGATCGACAACCTGCAGACGCGCCAAGGGCTCATCGTAGACGCCATTCGCGTTGCTGGCGTGTACGACTCCAAGAGCCAAGAGGTGAAGAACCTCGTTCAGTCAACCGGCCACAATGACCTCTACCCGGTGAACAATTGTGCCGCATTCTCGGAGCGTGGTGGGCTTCAGGGTGCGGTGCAGTGGCTCCCGCTGGAACAATTCACCAAGGCACTCATCGACCTCACCCAAGAACAGGACAGACTCAAGTCCCAGTTGGATGAAGTGACAGGCATGCCGGACATCCTCCGGGGCCAGAGCGAGGGCGCGGGCATTACGGCTACGGAGCAGGACATTAAGAGCGGGTTTGCCTCCGCCCGGCTCCGTGCCACGCAAGAGGACTTCGCCCGGTTTGCCTCGGACGTTGCCGGCCTCAGAGCGCAGATCATCTCAAAGCGCTTCGCTCCGGCCAACATCATCGCCCAGTCCAACATGGTGAACCATCCGGACCAAGCGCTGGTGAATCAGGCAATCCAGTTGCTCCGCGACCCGTCTTCGCGCTACCGGGTGAAGATCGAGCCCGATGCGCTGGCCATGGCGGACTTCGGGAAGATGCGCGCCGAGCGCAACGAGGTGATGACCGTCATCTCCGGATTCGTTTCCGCCGTGACGCCGCTTGTGCAGGCGCTTCCTGGCTCCATGCCATTCCTGCTCGAGGTGCTGCAGGCGCAACTCGCTGGCGTGAAGGGCGCTGGCGACATTGAGGGCATTATCGACAGGGCCATTCAGGCATTCCGCCAGCAGCAGGCGCAGGCCGCCCAGCAACCGCAGCAGCCCCAGCCGCCAGATCCCAAGGTGGTTGCCCAGCAGATGAAGGGCGCACAGGAGGAGCGGAAGATCCAGATGGAGCTCCAAGCGGACCTGATTCGTCAGCAGGCCGAGGTAGCCGCCAACCGTCAGCACGAGGCGGACCAAGCCGAGTTCGGAATCAAGGAAGCGCAGGTCCGCAACCAGATGAGCCAGCAGAACAAGGCGATGCAGCAACCAGGAGGAGAGAAGCCGTGATGACCGAAACGTGTTGTGGGGTGGTGAACGGGCAGCAGTGCAAGAACACGCCGACCAATGGGTCGCGAGTGTGCGAGGCACATCGCGTTTCGGCGGCCGACATCAGAGCGGCCACGGCGGAGGGTGGACGCCTCTACAGCAGGGATAGTTCGATGCGCCCGATGGGCGAGGCCGAACTCTACAAGGCGCGACAGGAGATGCTTGCCCAGCAGATTACGGCGAAGCCCGCCTACGAGGCAAAAGCAATGGCTGTCCCGCTCGCGAGCCAAGGTGTGCACGTGGGGCTGTATGCTCCAGACACGTGCGGCACGCATGCCGTGTCTGAGGGCGTCGAGGTCCAAGGCGGCGGCATCGTCGCCAGTCCTGCGTATTCGGCGCAGGTGGCGGCATTCACCGCGCAAGGCCGCGTAGATGGCGCTGGCGTGATGGCGTCAACGCAGGCGCGCACCTTCACCCGCGAGGAGGTGCTGACGGTGCTCAAGGCACAGATGGCCATGGCGCCTGAGAGTAGCAATGATGTGTTCGTCCTCCGGAACCTGATCCGCATCTTCGAGCGGATGGAGTAGCCGCCATGGGACAGCGACAGTGGGAATGCAGACGAGTGGCTACGGTGAGCCTTCTGCGCAGTGCAGCAAATCCGTTCAAATTACAAGCGCTGGCGGAGGACGAGGCGCGCAACGAGATCGGGCGACTTGCGAAGCGCAAAGCGATTATCTGGCCCAGTGTCGTTGTCGATGGATGGCTCAAGTCAGACCGAATCAATGGGCGTGAGTTCGTGGTTCGTGGCGAGGCGTGGACCACATGACCCGCCGCCGCTGGACCTACACCATGGGCGGCAATCCACTGTCTGAGCCCATCGAGGTGACGGAGGACTTTCAGGCCGCGCCTGAGCGCAGTGGGGCTCTCGTCATGGTCGATCGCTTCATGGAGGGCGACAGGGCCACGGACGGCACGGACATCGGCAGCAGGGCTAAGCGTCGTCAGTACATGCAGGCCCATGGGTTGGCCGATGTGTCCGACTTCACCGAGCACTGGAAGAAGGCGGAAGCCGAGCGCAACAACCTGAGTAGGGGCAAGGCCGAGCGCGTCGAGTCGATCCGCAAGGCGTTTCATGCACTGGAACAGAAATGGAGGAAGTGATGTCCGCAATCCGTGAGGCGCTGAGCGCCAACATGGCG